CCCTTTCAGATTCACAGTTTCGGATAATTTCAAGTTCATCCGAAATTATTTTTGGCGTTCTGTGATAATTCATAAGGACATTTTTAATTTCCTGCTTTGTCATGCCGATCTTTCCTCCTGCTCTTTATAAAATCTTTGAGTTTTATCCCGCCCATAATTAAATTGCCGATAAGCAACCCGAAACCATACAGGGCTCCAAGGATAATCATCCACACAAAAACTGTTTCCATCAAATTTTCCTTCTGCCTATATGACGGGTTATGGTGGGTTGACGGGTTTTCTTATATCCCCTGTAAGGAAAAAGAATAAGTATATATATAGAGAATAGGGAAAACCCGTCAAACTCGTCATGAATCGTCATAATATTTCTATTATGAATTAATTTTAATGCCATAAGTCTTGTATTCGCTATTTAACTGGACTCCAACATAAGCTGTGCCATTCATGTCATGAATTTTGTTAAACCGGTTTGCCATTTCTCTTCCGAACTTTGTCGACTTCATTTCAAACTCATTGTTTTCTTTTGCCCACTTTGCATAAGCCGAAAACATATCCTTTGCTCTCTCTCTGCGCAGGTCATTCGTCACAACGCAGCAGTCGGCGATAAATGCGCTGATAACGTCCATCTCAGAGCGGTATTCCGCCGTTGCCTGTTTTACCGCGTCCGGTTGTTCTAGTCCCTCTCTCTGCCATAATAAACAGCCGTCAACGGCCCATTTAAGGATGCCGGAAAGCTCACGCTGCAGCTTAAATTTCAGGCGCTTATCAACTTTTTCTTCCGGGATGCAGACTGTAAACGGGATAAGGCAGATCCGCCGCCAGATACCGACATCTGTCCCACGGATCACCGGTTTGTGGTTTGTGGACATCCATAGTTTGAATTCCGGATAAAACTCAAATTCATTTTCGAACTTTCGGCTTGCGGTCACTTTGTCGCCCCCGGTTAGCTGCTTAATAAGCCCTTCGTTTAACCGGACACCTTCGTTTGGCTCGGAGCAGGTGACAAACCGGGCGCCTTTCAGGCGGGCAATATCGCTCGTGGGTCCGTTCGTTCCGGGCTTGACCATGATTGTCTCAGGCTGGATATTTGTTGCATAATCGCCGAGAGCATCACTGATTGTTTCCATAAATGTTGATTTCCCGTTCCGCCCGGTTCCGTAGCAGAAAAAGGCGCATTGTTCCTGCGTGCTGCCGGTAAGGGAATAGCCGATTGCTTTTTGAATGTAGTGGATCAGCTCCTGATCGCCGCCGAATGTACTGTCAAGAAATGAATCCCATAATGGGTGGTCGATTTTGTCCGTATATTCGCAGTTCGTTATTTTTGTTATGAATTTGTTTTTATCATGAGAATACAGACCGCCGTTTTTCAGATTTACAATCCCGTTTGGCGTACATAAAAGCGCTCTGTGGGTATCCAGCTGGTCGGGTGTAATCGGTACATGATGCTGAGATTCTTTGATCATGGACTCTTTAGAGCGGTTAGAGCGGGACTGTTTTAAATGTTTCATATAATTTTTTTCTACATCGTCCGGATCTCCCCAACTTTGCGGCGCATTTTTGACATAGTAATCCATATCGTTCCGCATCTGTTCAACGATTTCGTCTGCCATGCGGTGTATGGCTCCGGTAACGTCAAAACACCATTTCCGGCCGTCGTAATACAGCCATGACTTATTTACATAACTGTACCGGATACGGTCTCCGAATATGTCCACAAGGCGTTCGGCGTTGCCGGTATCGTCAAAAGAATACAGTTTTTTCTTTTCAGGTTTTGCCGCCGGCTGCCCGATAACAATATGGTATTCTGATTTTGGTTCGTACATTTTGGTACAGCCTTTAATTGCTTTTTGCATCGTGATTTTGCCGTATGTAGTACCGGACTGTTTGCGGTCCCATTTGTCCCGCATCAGGCCGGAGCTGCGGAAGATTTTATCCATGAGCTGCTCGTCACATCTGCACCAGAATGCAAGCATATTACAAAAGCCAAGGTCTGCCTCCGACTGTGATGTGTAAATATTGTCCCATTTGCCGGAATAGAGTTTGCTGAATGCTTCGTGCTGCTTAGAATTCTCTATAAGGCGTATAATCTCGGTCTCTGACAGATTGAGCGGCGCTGGATGTTCTATGCCGGTCGTTGGTTCAGTGCCGCCGCCGATATATTTTTCATGCAACGGTTTAATACGCTCGGTGCAGTCAGCAATCTCGGCGAATTCGGAAGCACAGTTCCCGGTCATGATGAAAAACCTGCCTGATTCATACATTTCTACATTTTTACGGCGGCGGCCTGCCGGAGGAAGTTTTCCCCGGCAGATAATATGGATCCCGTGTCCACTTTGCGAGTATTCCGCATAGGACTGTAGGCCATAGATAAATTCGCTGATTATATTATCCGTATCGCCGTGCTGGTAGTCCTCGATAGCATCTTCTACGCCGTCGATATCGACGCCAAAATAGCCGGATCCGGAAAACATAAAACCAATGCCGGAGAAATTTGCAGAAGCCGCCACAGCCGTATCAAAATCGCACCAGGTATCCGGATTGTTTGACTGTGCCTGCCCGCCGGTTTTCGCGTTGATCGGAACTTTTTTTATCTTGCCGGGGCGCCCCGGGTCCGGAACGGCCTGCCAGCAGCACCAGTTCCGGACAGCGCGCAGTTCCTGCGGTATGTATTCGTACAAAATAATCAGCTCCTCATACTAAAACGGCAAATCATCATCCGTTGGTATTTCCTCAAATTTTTCATTGTGCTGCTGCGCTGCCGCCGGTTCCGGATCCTTTGTGATATCGTCTGCGCCTTTCCATATGTGTCGGCAATCTGGAAACTTCGATTCATTAACCCACTTAACGCGGGCATTTGTTTGTCCCTTGTATTCTTCATGTTCAACTGTCGCACGGAAAATATGGTTTTTCAGATCGTTGCACCAGTCGGCAATCGTTTCGTATTTTTTGCCATCCAGCAGCCCAACTGCTTTGGAAAGGTTCTGTATTTGTTTTGAGCTGTATCCGCCGCAGTTTAAATCGGCCGGTGTCGGAGCTTTTTTCTGCCAGATAGAGTACCAAAGATATTTATTTTTGAATTTCTGGTCGACGTCGTTCCGAAGGACGCATACCACGTTGATATACATTGTGCCGCCTTTGGTAGCGTTTTCACTGGCATATTTGATAATGACTTCGTAATCGCCCTCAGGCAGTAAGTCCGTGCCTTCGCTTGCCTGGCTGTGGTCAACTGTAAATGCCATAATATTTACCTCCTATATGGATTATTGTTGCATATTTTAAGCGCGTCCTCTGGGCTGCGTACGATACCTGCCGCATACCCGTAAGACTGCATAAGTTTTAAAAAGTCTGCCTGTTCCGGCCTGATCTTTCCGTGCGGCTGCTTTACTTCGATAAATGCCACACGGCCGTCATATCCGCAGAAGAGAAGGTCGGAAAAGCCTTTTGGCAGGCCGCAGACACGGCGTAAATGAATTAATACACATTCATGAAATTCATTACTGTAAACTCGTTCGCCCTGCCAGAAGTCGCCGGAATTGGTTCTGAACACTATGCCATAAGGCGACAAGGCAACGCGGATGCGATTTTGAATATCGCTTTCCTGCATTAAATGATCCCCCTCCTTTTTGCCTGAAAATAGCACCAGCCGGGTTTATAATTGTGATTCTTCGCATACGCCCGTAATTCCTCCATGGTTCCGCAATCGTCCGGCGTTGTGTAATCCAGCACGATACCCTTGATTTTTTCCAGCCGCGCCTCCTTGATTTCGTCGATAGTCCGGTCCTTGACCGGGTAGACGTATCCACAGTGCGGGCAGGCCGGCGCCCACTCATGCGTAAAAAAGCATTTCGGGCACTGCCTGATTTTAAAATCAGGCTGATCACGTTTTTTTGACGATTTCTTTTTAGGATCCAGAGTCCATTTCCGCTCCATATCCGGCAGTCCGAACCGCGCATAATTTCCTACATGGTCGATTATCACGGCTCGTTTGCCGGGCTTGTACCTCATACAGCGCATAGATTGCTGAATATAGAGCGTCAGGGACTTTGTCGGCCGCAGAAGAATAGACACGCTGCAGTCCGGGACGTCGAAGCCCTCGCTGATTAAATCCACATTGCAGAGAATTTTTATTTCTCCAGATCGGAAACGATTGATAATATCTGCCCGGCGCTCTTTTGGCGTTTCCCCGTCGATATGTTCAGCAGTGATTCCGGCGGCATTAAACTGTACGGCCATATTTTGACTGTGTTCAACGGAAGCGCAATAACAAATAGCCTGCTGCCCGTCGGCAAGCTGCCGGTAATAACTGATAACGTCGCCGTAGATTTTGGATTGGTCGAGTTTTTTAACAACTTCATCGGTGGCATATTCGCCGTGCTGCGTATGGATTCCGGTCATGTCGGCGACGGTGGGCGCGTAATACTCGTATGGCGCCAGATAACTGTGTTCAATTAGCCATTTCGTGCTTACGCCTACAATCAGTTTGTCGTTGACATCCCCCATCCCGCCGCCATTCAAGCGGACAGGCGTTGCGGTAATTCCGACCCGCTGGGCATCCGGAAAGGCATCAAATATTTTACGGTAACTGTGGGCAAGGGCATGGTGGGATTCGTCAATGATAATCAGCCTGGGCGGATGAATTTTGGCTGTACGGCGGCAGATTGTTTGAACCATGCCAATCCGGCAAAGGTCCATATTGACGCCCCAGTCTTTAAACGTTTTCCGTATCTGGTCGCAAAGTTCTTTTCTATGGACAAGATACAATACCCGATTGCCTTTTGCAGTTGCCGCCCGTGCCATTTTTGCCGCGATTACCGACTTTCCGCCGCCGCACGGTAAAACTATCAGCGGCGCGCGGAAACCGTCCCTATAGGCCTGCCTTGTGCGGCTTATGAGATCTGTTTGATAAGGCCGCAGCTGATTCATGCGATATGCACCTCGCAGCCTGTAGCTTCCTGCACACGGTATTTGAATTCTTCCGCGTTTCCGTTACTCTGCGATAAGTGGATCAGCCAGATTTCCTGTATCTGCGACAAGTCATTTGCTTTCAGCAGTTCAATGCAGTGTTCAAGGCTCATATGCGAGTGGCGCAGGCGAGACCGCCGCGGATCGCTGTCGGTATCCGCCAGCGTGTCAGCGCAGAAATTGGCTTCCACCATGATGTGTGTTAAGCCGCTGAAGCGGTAATCAATATAATAGGAGTCTGTGACGAAAAGCAGTTTTTCACCGGTCGCGCTGCTTTCAATCAAATAAAATACCGGCTCTGCGGCGTCGTGATGCGCTATATAAGGTTTGACAGTGAAAGTGCCGATACGCTCAGCAGGATAGAACGGATTACCAATAGTATCCACACCGTCGCGGTGCCATAGTCTCAGGCGGTATGTCTGCGCACCAGCCTTTTTTGCGGTTCCCTCCGTCATGAAAACGTTGACGCCAGATTTCATCAGATCATTGACAGCCAGGGAATGGTCTTTATGTTCATGGGTTACAATGCATCCGGAAATTTCAGACAGGTTATAATCGCAGCCTTCTTTAATTTTTTTAACCGGCAGGCCGCACTCAATTAAGAGCGCAGTTTGCCCGTCTGATATGCGGTAACAGTTTCCGGAACTTCCGGAACTGATTGCTTTAATAATCATTTTTACCTCACTTTCTTTTGAGGAGTAGTTAAAGCAGACTCAATGCTCCAACCATTGCGAATTCTACTTTTTAGGCATCCATAGCTAATGTGAACTATTTCAGCCCATTCAGATAAGGTGTGCGTTTTACCGTCAAATTTCAGATAATGATTATTGGATTTGTTATTTTCCTGTTGCTGCATTGTTACCCATCGGCAGTTATTCGGCTCGTAGTTTCCGTTTACATCGATACGGTCAATTGAAAGCCCTTCTTTGTAACCAGAAGATAAGGCCCATTGATAAAAGCCAATAAAATTTCCCAGCCACTCGTCGCAGACTGATATTCCTCGTCCACCGTAGCTCAAATAGCATTTTTCATTGGGATTTAAGCATCTATTGAGCATATTAGAATAAATAATGCTTAATTTTGTCCCTCTGAATTTGCCACGGCCAACGTCTTTCAATAACCCGTGCTTAGTGCTCGCACAGCTTCTACATTTAGTTGTATTTCCGGTAGTTAAGCTAAAAAGCATTACTGGAATAATGTTTCCGCATGAGCATTTACAAAGGAAGCGGCGGTGATTGTATTTCTTGTCAATTTCCTTGATAATAGTCAATTGTCCGAATTTGTCACCTGGAAGAATATTTAATCGTTTATTCAAAACGGTTCCGCCTCCTGCGTTTCTTTGACTTCTCCGGTTTCCGGATCAACATTTTCAGGCGGTTCAGTTGCTTCGGTTTCCACGTATTCGCGGTTAGCATTCTCTGCAATTTCCTCGTCTACTTCCGCCGCGTCCGCAGCATCCGCACAGCGGCGGGCATACTTGCTGAACAGGGAAGCATCGCTGGAAGAACCGATAATCGGCTTGCAAGCCTTATGTATAACGGTCTTTTTTGCCATTTCTTCCGGAAATTTAGCATGGACGCTATCCGGCTTCAAAGCTCCTTTTTCGTCAAACGGTTTAGATGTTGACTGCCCCCAGGCCTTTTTTATCTGGTCTATGGTCATGACCGTGGAAATCTCGCTGCCGTCTTTATAAACAACCGTGGCGTATGCGGCAATGATCGGCTTTTTCTTATTTTCGAGTTTTTGGGAATGATGGACTTCCACGATCTTGCCGCGTTTGATTTCGTAGTCGAACTTGTCCCCTTCATAGACGGCCGCTGCATAAATTTCATCAATATTGGGGTCAACACGTTTTGCCACGGTAACATCGCCTAAATAAGAGCGCTGCAGCGTAAGGGTCGAGCCGTAAGCAATAAAATAGCATTGCTTTTTGTCTACATTCAGGCCCTGCACACACATAGAAAGCAGTGACGACTTAATACTATCGGCGGTACAGCTTTCAATAGCGGGCATTTTATTGGAGCCTTTGACGGACGGCAGGATAAGGGCGGCGGCTTTCAGTGCGTTTTCCACGGAATAGTTAGCGGGGAGCTGCAAAGCTCCATGGGACAAATATCCGCGGACTTCCGTTGAAACAGATTTCGTCGCGTCCTGGACTTTTGCCAATGTATTATTTGACATATCAGTTACCTTCCTTTTCATCTAAGAATGTTGCTTCGAGATCCGCAATATGGAGCATCAGCGCAAGGGGAAACATACGGAATGCTTTAGGCGTGTTCCGGTCTGCATAGTCGCCCATGTGGAACCGGATCGCAAA